CTCGCTTGGTGAGGTAATCTCAAGGTTGTTGCTCTCGTCGGCGCTATCGGGGTTATTACCCTGGGTCCAGAATAATGTTCCTGGTTGGTTGACGGAACCACAGCCAAACATGAAAGCACCGATCTGGCCCTCTCCGTAGGGACCCCAGACCGCAGGCAACGGTTGGCCAAGCAACAGGGGTTCAGCGATGAACCAAGCTACGCCTGTTAAGGCGCCTGCGTTCTCGACGATCTGCAAGAAGCTGGTTGAGCCTGGTTGGGCATAGGTTGTATAGGGAATACTGTTGATGATTATCGTCGTACCCGGAGCCCAGGCCGTGTTGAAAAGGTCGCCGCTGGTTCTGGTAACGGCGGTTCCTGAGACGTTGCAGAAGCCTCGCCGAGGAACATCGGCCTGCGGGAAGGGCTGGAAGTTGCCGAAGTCCAGCAGCGGCGAGGAGCTGATAGAGTCGTCTGGAAAATCGTCGTTGAACACCACAGTCGTGTTTGGGCCTGTGCCAAGATAACGCCAATCATTGAGCGAGCCCCCGAAGCGGAACCAATCTATCTTGTCTACCTGAGCATCAGGGCTGATGACCCCGGTTAGCTGGACCCGCTGACGACGGGCGTTGATCGAGTCACGTAGGTAAGGAGACGGGTTAGAAGTAGCTCCTGTTGTTGATGAGCGATAACGAAAACGATAGGTATAAGGAGTACCGATCTCGCCTACATCTGGGCCAAAGGTGCCGCCGATCCACCAGGTTTGAAACTGGAAACCAGGTGATGTAGGAACAGTCTGGCCTGCTATGAAGGCATTGATTCTCAGGGCCTTGATGTTCTTCAGGCCCACGGTTGCATCACTGCCTATTCTCGTCAGGTCTTTGATCCTGAACCGCAGTATCCAGTATTGGTCGGTGCCAGACTGGCCGATGATCGCCGATTGGCCAGTTCCGGCCGAGGGGTCGATAGGGACAGTTGTATCAACTGAAGCGAGTGCAGCCAGCCTTGCTGTTAGCTGTCGAACCCTCTTGGCGTTGTTGTTCTGACGTGCCTTTTCAAGTCGCTGCATCAGCCTTGCCCGGAGTTGTTCAGGGGTGTCGATCTGCTGGTCGGTGATTGCTGATTGCCTTGCCGTAGTAGTAGTCGAGCCTTGGGTAGTAGCAGGCTGAAACGAGGAAGGCTTTATAGCCTGCATGAAGAAGTTCTGGGTAAAGCTGCCGTCACCACAGTCCAGCAGGATTTGAAGCTCGCTGACGATCGAAGTAGAAGCAGAGTCGCTGACCCTAACAGCAAAAAACATCTCATCCGTGTCTTCAAGGGCTCGGCCAGCGATGTTCGAGAGATCAAGGTTGAGGTTGCTTCTGGTCCAAGTAGCAATACCGTTTGGCTGAGTTCCATCAATGGCGCACTGTAGAACGGGGGCTGCGAGGTGTTGCCCTACTACATGGCTAGTAACGGTGACACAACGGAATGAGTCGAGGCCGACTACTGCATCGCCAACACTGTGGGCGACGGTTGTAACACAGCGAAACGATTGCTGGTCATCAGGGCCAATGCTGGTTGAAAGTATGCGGACAACCTCTCCTGCAATGGTTATCAAGCCATCAGTTGTAACCCGACGACGGCTGTTCTTGTTAAGGACAATCGTGCAGCTTCCAGTTACTCCGCTGTCATAGGTTATAGCCCTGATGGTGGTATTCGAGATCCCTGGAATAACCTTCTCGATAATGGTTGTCTCGGCGCTGACCCCGGTTAGGTCTATGCCAACGGTGTTGCCCTCAGTTATTGCCATGTAGCTGGCGGTGACGGCGATTGAGCAGTAGCCGGTGGTTCCACTATCATAGAGGATTGCAGCGATATCGGCGTAGGTAACGGTAGTCGCAATCTTGAAAGCGCCACCGAGCGCAAGGCCGCTGTTGGCCCATGCACCTGCGTTCTGGAAGTTATCCACGATGGTTCGCGTAGGCGCGGTAAACTGGAAGGTCGGTGGCAGCAAAGGTGGAGCTATGCCCCAGTTCTGGAACAAACCAGCAACGTTGATCTTCCCCATCCTGGAAGCATTGGCGACGTACATCCAGGGTTCAGGAGACTGCTCAGGGCGGAAGGGCATAAGTGATAGAGGATTGCCATCGAAGCCACTGGCCCGCAGAGTAAAGTTAGCCTCGGCTGCGTCTGATGAATAGAGCTTATCGGCTGCTCCGACGACAAGCGAGTTGGGCTGAGAAGCTGAAGGCAGATCGTTGTTCAGCCGTCTTATCGTGTGGACAATGAGGTCAGCAAGGGCGACAGAGTTTTGAGCATGGAGCCCCGGCCGGGTTTCGAGGCGGCCGATGACGAACTGACGGAGGTTCTGGCTGACGGCTAACTCGCCTACATCGAGTTCGTCAATGTTTTTGGCAAGCTGAAGCCCTTTGACGGCGAACCTCTGGGTTGATCTGGAATAGGGTGCTACGCTGCTCACTTTCCTATTGACCCCCTATACTGACTATGATAAGCTGCGGCCATCCCATTGCGAGTTAGACAACCTCCTCTGCGGGGGCCACTTAGTGAGGAAGTGGCCCCCTTTTTCATGCTACGGCTTCAACTCTCATTGGCCTTCGCTTGTACTCCCTGGTAGACTGTTCTCGCAGCGCCTGCTCTTGCAGGGCAACTCTGAGCCGCAGGTTGCTATCGGCTGCGAGCTTCATCATGTTTTGGGCCAGTGGAATCGTCGCCTCAAACTCAGCACCGCCTTCCTTGAACCGGGCGAGGTAGGTTGCATAGTCCAGAACGGCATCCAACGCAGGCTTGTCAATCTGAACACTGGCTCCATCGTTGGCTGGTAACTGTGCTGTTCTAACACAGTCTATAGTAACCCCCTGAACTGCGCTCAGTACTGGCGACAGAGCCAGAAGGTTTGGACCGGCCAGCGCCCCAATCGACGGCACCCCTGCCGATGCCTGCCAGCCCGGCCGCATCGAGTCCAGTGACAACAGAGTGGTCAAGGGAACCTGCTGCCCGTTGACCTCAAGGTTCAGAACAACTGCATTAATCTTGGCCAGCATTACTGCTTCAGAGTAGCGCTGCTCACAATGTGATGCTCTCTGAGGATCACGGCTTTCTCCATCCTTGCCAAGCAGGTCAGCAAGGGCACCGAACTTCAGGCCCCAGCAATAATCATCAGGGATCCCCAGAGGGATACCAACAGACACGTCCAGTGTCTGCCCTGAGTTGATAGTCACCAGCGACAGAGCCCCAACGTCATCAGGAATCGGCCCAAGCTGCATCGTCAACGGAGGAACCATAATCGTCGAAAAGACTTGGGGGAAAGCAGGGTTGGTAGACCAGCCTATGCTGAGAGCATTGAGCTGGCGCTCGTCGCTTCTCCAAAGGTTTGTATACAAACCCGCCGAGGTCTTCCAAGCTGCTCGCCGGACATCAACAGTCGCTGCATTGAGGGCAACCCGACCGTCAGGCGGATTGCCGCTGGCCACTTCAGCAAAGCTGAGAACGCAGCCCGTTTCTAGCAGGAACTGGTCTCGCCTTCGTTGCAGAGCACCGACGAGGTCAGCCATCGTGAACATTCCGGTTCCAGCCCACGCTGAACTGCTACTGAAATCGTTGACATTCTCCATCAGAGCATACTGGAGATCGTTGACAAGCTGTTGGTCAGTAACGCTGCGTGTCAGCAGCGAACCGGCCACGGTTCCGAGGTCGTAGAACGATGTACCCGCCGTTGTGTTGAAGGCAAAGCGGTCACGGGCGAAGCCACTCATTGCCTGCCAACAACGAAGGGCCTCTCTAAGGACTGAACGAACATGAGGTTGGCTATAGAAAACGAACGAGGGATCAGAGAGCCGCTGAGCAAGCAGCGTTTGCATCTGGCCAAAGGTTAAGTAGGAGTATGGCATGGGCAGTCATTAGCGGCATATTCTAGAGAGCCAGGTGAGCAATCTGATCATGAGCTTTTCCATCATTTAATTACAAACCCAGACTCCGTTGAGCCGTTTAGCTATTGCGCCAGTTCCGCCTCCGGCACAGGGATTGGCAAGAGTACAGTCAGTGCAATAAATAACGGTTCCATTGTCTGGGGTAGCGAGGCTGGCAAAGGCCACTCCGGTATAGTGGATAGAGCCAGCTAGCGCGACTGTCGGCGGGGTAGCCCCAATTGATAGCGACGAGCCACCTGTCCATCTGCCTGCCTCGGCAGTGTTGATCCCGAAGACAATCGGGATCGTTGATTCGGTGTTCAGGATGATCCCGGTAGTAGTGCTGTTAGCGTCAAAGAACAACTTGCCTTGCAGGATAGGCAGGGCAGTATAGCCACCGCCTGCGAGGCCGAAGAACCCTGCGTTTGCACCCACGTTGTTGGTCAACAGAACGGCAGCAACCGCGTTGGTTCCCCCGTTGGTGTTGGTAACGCTCAGACTGGTTATGCCGTTCTGATTGGTTGTCAACGACAGGCTGGCGCCGGTTGCTGCGCCGATGTTTGGAGTTATCAGAGTTGGCGTGTTGGCGAGTACGAGTGCGCCGGTTCCAGTAACTCCGTTAGATAGGTCAGCAGCAGCCAGCACGGCAGGAACAAAAGTCGTCCCGTTGCCCCGCAGGACGTTGCCCGAGACCGCAGCTCCGTTGACCTTGAACCCGGATACTGGATCAATATAGCTCGCCGAAGTTACAATCCCACCAAAGTTTGAAGTGTTGCCCCCTGCTGCCCACTGAAGAACGTTCAGGCCGTCCACCCCGATAATATTGACCACATCGGTTCCGGCAAAGTTTCTAGAATATATTGACGTGCCGTTGGGGATGACGATTGCACGGAAACCATGAGTAACATCGATCCTGTCGATGGCGGTTGGTCGGATGTCGATGCCAGTCCAGAATGAGCTAGCAGCGCTGTCCGCGTCGATAACTAGAGCAACAGTGTTCTTCTTGGAGCTGCCGGTGTCTTTGCCGACAATCAGGACTCCATTGCTTCGATTGCTGGCATCACCATAACTAAAGGTTGCGTTTGCTCCAGAGATATTCTCTATGTCAAACTCAGCCACGGTGTCGCTGTCTAGAGTAGCGAATTTCTGGGATGAAAACGCCGCTGCAAAGTGCGATGAACTAGCATCACCAAGGATACTGTTGGCCATTCGGACGTAGAACGGAACGAGTCCACCACCTCCGGTTATTGCCGAGGATTGCAAGCCCAAAATAGATAGCACTTCCATTGGGGCATTGTTGGTACGGAGGCCGTAGAAAAGGAACTGCCCACTGCCCCCGGTGTAGGCGGCGTTGGAGATGGACGAGAAGGTTATTACGGGGCTGGTGGATGTTGAGCCGGAGACTAGGGTTCCTCGAGTGAACGCTGCCACCGAGGGGGTACTGGTGCCTGCGGGCATGCCAGAACCGTTGATGGTCCCAGTGCCAAGGGTAGTGATACCACTGAACAGCTTGTTCCCGGCTATAGGAGATTGATTAGTGGTAAGGTCAACAAAGTTCTGGGAGGTCGAGCCCGTGCCTCCATTAGCGACCGGCAGGGCAGTGCCACTAAGCGAGATTGCAAGAGTCCCGGCCGTGGTTATGGGAGAGCCACTGACCGAGAGAAACGGGGGCACAGAGACAGCAACGGACGACACGGTTCCGGTACCCATGCCTCCTGATAAGGGGGAGATAAGGTCGCTGATGGTGAAGGTGGAGAAGCTGCCACTGAACTGAACATCGTAGTGATTTCCAGCAGGGCCGTAGAAAAACCAGAGGCCGTCTGAGGCGGCAGTGAACGGGTTGGCCTTGGTGGTTCCAGTTGCGTTGGAGAAGATCGTGGCCAGATTGACGGTTCCACTATCGAAAACTGTCACGGTACAGGAGGGGTAGCTCCGTTGGATAGGAGTGGCTGATGAGGAAACAACCCCGCCAACGGTGACAGTTTGCCCACCACGGCCGGCATAGCCTTGGACCTTGCCGTTTTGGGCTGTTGTTTCTACTGCATAGAGCAAGAGCAACAGCAAAGCTAGAAGTAGCTTTCTCATGGTTTTGGCTTCGTCGGCACAGCCGGTTGTGCCGTTGGCACAGGGGGCTCGAACCTGAACGACTGAAGGTTAAAACCATAGTCCTTCGGCACACCCAACTCGATCTTTGCCCGCAGCACCGCGTTCTCGTAGTCCTTGGAGGCCATCAGCAGGGCTGAGTAAGCGTCCTTGACCTGTTGGGCGGATTCGCCGGTGAGCTGGATGGGGACAGGAGCTGCCGCTTTGGGAGTATCATCCGTGGTTCCTGTTGGAAGAAAGCTACCCAGCAACATACCTAGAGCCAGTAAAAACCCCGCAAAGAAAACACGAAATGTTGGATTATCTTTCATAGTTAGCTCCCCTTCGGTTTTCTCGGCGTTATTTGCTGGTTCATGGGAGATTCGGGGTCTTCCCCGCCACCCTTGCTGTTGCCGCTGTCCAGCCCATCATAATACTGCACGGTGTCAATGACCTGATACGATGACCGTTCCTTCTTGAACTCCTTAGGAGTATGACCTGCAAACGAACCAGAAGTGGAACCAAAAGGCGATGGTGCCTTTGAGTAACCAGTCATCGGTGAATCGTCGGAAGCATTGCGTCTTGGCATGATGTTTCTCCTTTCAAAACTTCAGTCGTTGATTATAGCACTAAGGACCAACCGGGGGGCCATGAGACTGAATCCATGCTGAATCGATTGGGAATAACCCAGCTCCTTCTGGGATAATCATGTTCTGCATGAAAGCCTCTTCATCCTGCTTCTCGGCTTGATGCAGAAGGTCTCTGTACTGCGCCAGATGCTGCTCCTGCTGATAGCGCCAGTTGACCCCGATGAACCGAGGGCCAGTCTGCTTCCCCGCCCAAACGCAGGCTTGATAGAGGGCTCTTTCGAGAACCATCTCCTCACTGATAACGGGTGGAAAGCTGTCGCCGCTAACAAGGTCAACTCCTCTCTTCTGATACAGGACAAGGTAGCCCCGCTCAAAGGCAGGCGAGGGCCACAACTCGTAGAGAGGCTGGTTGTTGCTATCGACGCCTCTGGTTGCTACCCAGTAGGGCTGGCCGCTGCTGGCCCTTTGGGGGTCGGAGATGTCGATCTCCTCAGCAGTTATGTTCAGCATTAGAGAATAGGCATCTACCGGATCATAAACTTTGGTGAAGTGCAGAAAGTCGGTTACTTCAGCTCCGGTTGCGTTCAGCGGCGGTCCATAATAGATACGGCTGATGGTATAGTTGGCAGCGGCGTTGGTTGTCTCAAGGAAGATACGATCCAGCGTCAACTGCACGGCGGTTGGGGCCGTAAAGTCGGCTGCGATGATCGAGTAGATCGGCCCCCCCGCTACCCTGAACTGGCGAAGCGTAAGCGGCGTAAGACTCAAGCCTGTGACTGCCGTCGATGCAGCAGTATTCAGAACGACAGTCTGGCTAAACTGGGTTACGTTGGCGGCACCAGAGTTGATAATGGGCGGCGAGTAGAGCCACCCATTTCCAATGAGGAAACCCCAGGCTCGATGGTCACGGATGTCCCGCCATGCTCGATTTACAAACTTTTGCGCCAGCAGCGCATCGAGCATGTCAAGGTGACTTATTAATTCATTCCAACTGGCATCGAAAGTTGGCATCCAACTATCTACCCTCGAACCTTATTCTGGCCGTGACTGCTGAGAGGCTGACTCCATTGGATACTTGAACCAGGTTGGCGGCGCCTGCGGTCGCAGCGACTATTCCACCATTGGCTCCGCTACCTGTAACAGTCAAGTCGCCTCCGGTGTTTGCCCCCAAAAGGTTTGCACCTGCGTTGACCCTGGTAGTAGCCCCATCAGCCACTGCTGCATTCTTCAGGAGCAGATCATGGGTATGAGAGGCTCCGGTAGAGCGGAAAGCCATCAGCTTGTTGTTGGCATAGTCCCAGATCAACGAGACGATGCCTGAGCCCGCGGCGTTGACTGCGATGCAGACAGCCCCGAGGATCGTGGTTCGAGCGCCGAATATCCGCGCGGCGGACAGGCCAAGGGAGGCTCCATAGCCTCCCGTTGGGTAGCTGGAGTCCAGCAGAACGTTGAAGTAGGCAACACGGATTTTACCCCACACATCTTCATCTATCTTAGTCAGTGTGACAGACATCGTTGCCTCCTTATCGGAAGTTGGGGCAAAGGGCTCCACCCCTTTGCAGCCATATCTGCTTTAACCCAGCATTAGCAGGCGCTTCATATGCGATGCCAATCTTCTTGGCCTGCTGGGCGGCAGTGGCCGCAGCCGGAGTGTTAGCATCAACAGTGTTAGTTGGAGTCACGTCAACGAACACTATGTCTCCAATGGTGGTATCGGTGACGGCCGCCAAATACTTGGCAGTAGCCCGACCCCAGACCTGAATGAAGCAATAGTTACCCTTGGTCGGTGCACTCAAGTAGATACCCGCAACCTGGGTGATGTTGGTGGCAGTTACATCAGGAGTGACGACTGCGCCAGTTGCACCCGCATTGGCGAGAGTATCCCAGAAAGCAAGGGTTCCCCGAGCTGGGGCGGCTGTACTGCCTGTCTTGGTAAGCACGTATTGATACTCACCACCAAACAGAGTCCCGATAGCAATGTCTGAGAGCCGAAGGGCCTCAGCGTCGGTGAGTTGTAGAATTTTGCCGAGCACCCCACCAAAGCGAGGCTGCACGGCGGAAGCAATCCAAGAACCGGCCTCAGCATCGTTTACATCATTGAGATACTTGAGATCGACCTTGGCGGTATCAACGTATGAGCCTGACATGATTGTTCTCCTTTATCTCTAGCTGCCGATGCCGTAGCCATGGATGGAACCCCATGGACTAAATGAAAGAAAATTCCCGCCAAACAGCGACTGCCCCGCAACCATCGTGCTGTTCTGGGCGACCTTGAAGCCGGTCCAGCCGAATTGATAGAGCGGGTTGTCCGACATTCGGAAGGTCCACTGTCGGGTGTTGACGAGAGCAAGAACCTCACCAACCGTTACCGTTACTGCCGCAGGCAGGAGCGAAGCCGCTGTTGGCGCAGCCGCGCTGGTGAAGGTCGAGGTCAGATAGTTGCCGAGGTCTGGATCGTTGACACCGTAGACTGCGCTTGGTGCGTAGGCATCAACGAGGAACGAGCAGCCCATCAGCTTGAGCGCGGGAGCCCCCCAGTAGACGGCGTCGTTGCCTAGTTCCATGAACCTCTGTTGGGGCTGAATGCGTTCCAGCATGAAGTTCCAGACGGCGGCATTCGAGATGCCGAGGTCAGGGAAAACTCCGCGCTGGCCGGCGAAGGTATACATTTCGAGGAGCGAGTTGTAGCTGATGGTTCCGGTGTTGCCCGCTGCGTCACCGAACCAGCGAGGGGTGGAGTTCAGGCCGGTTCCGACGACGCCAGAGCCTCGAGTCTTGGTACCATAGGTCGGGAAAACATTGCCGTCCCAACTGTTGTCAGTTCCGTTGTTGAGGGCCTCCGACATGCCGTTGATCTCGGTTACTCTGTTATCAGAGATAGTCGAGCCACTGGCCTGTCCATGCCGCCACAATGCAATATTGATAATCGCATTGAGGGTTTTCATCGCGTTGTCCAGATGAGACTCAACGAGGTTGACCACGTTGGTTGGCCCCTTGGCGCTGATGCCGATTTCCTCAAGGTACTCTGTGTCGTTGACATAGTAGGTCTTGGGGTCGAAAGCAGTTGCGTCCATCGTTTGCGGTTTGGCAAGGTTGAAGGTGTCACCCTGCGCGTAGCTTCCCCCTTTGAGGGGGGCATAGAGCCCCGGTTGCTGCATGAAGCTGCCACCCGCAAAGGGCTTCAGTAGGTTGCGCCGCAGGTACGCCAAGAATGGAGCTGTCCGAAAGAAGTTGTCACGTAGCTTCCTCGGCCAGATTTCGGCGGTTGTGACCGCCGTCAGTTCTGAAAAGCCTGGCATAATCGTATTCTCCAATTAGAGGCGCTGGGCGCCGTTATTGGTGTACCCGCTGCTACCTACGAACGAGGATCGAAGCCTTCGAGGGCAGCCATCGCTCTTGCTCTGGATGCTTGGTCTGCTGCTGCCAGAGCATTGCCGTCGTCTCCTGCCGCTTCTGCGAGGGCGTCCTGAAAACCTTTTGACGGTTGATCTCTGCGGGCTGAGGGATCAAGAGCAATTTCGGTTCGGATTCTGGTTTCAACGTCTTTCTCAGCGGCGGCGATTCTGGCCAGCACAGCCTCTTCATTCTTCTGCTGCCGGATAGCGGCGATGCCGTGGGTTTCTTCCCATGCAGCTCGGGCATCCTTGCCTTTGTAGACCTCGGCGAGGACCTTCCTCATATCCGGGTGCTGGCCGGTTAGAGCAAAGTGCTCACGGTCGATCTCCATAGCTTCGGCTGTCCACTGAGCAAGAGCAGGGACGGTTTTCTTGAGAGCGTCTTCATACTCAGAGCGAGGAACGTACTTAGACTCATCGAAGGCCGGCTTCTCAGGTTCCTTGGATTTAGAGTCAGTATCCATAGTACCAAGCTCACTCAATGATCCACCCTTATTGATGTAAGCATTAGTGAGCTTCTCCAGTTCACCCTTCATCCTGTCTCTCTCGGAAAGCGCCGTAGCCAGCACAGGATTATTCTCTTCTCTCCACTTAACCAACTGATCTTCTAACTCAAGAACCGCAGTCTGTTTTGCCTGAAGCTCCTGACGCTCCTCAGTTAGGGCATCCATCTTTCGGCTGTAATCCGACTGCCTCAAAACACCCTTTCCTACTTCGCTCAGAACCTCGGGGTCAGCTAGAGTTTCAAGCAGCACTTTCTTCTTGTCGTCACTGACATTGAACCCCTTGACCCACTCTTCTAACTCTTCCTTCGTATATGGCACGTCGCACCTCCTGTGACTGGCGCAGGGCCAGTGCGGTTAAGGGTTGGCTACCAAAGCAAACCAGCGCCAGTTTCTCAGCCCATGTAGGACATTCCGGCTGATGGACCTGCTGAATTTGCTTGCTTCACCTTAGGAACCGTCTCCGAAGCCCCCTGCTGAATCGCCTTCTTGATTGCCTCGGCAGCCTTGCTGAAGGGTGGGTACTGGCCAGCAATAGCCATAGCCATGTCTTCAAGCTGCTTTGCCAGTTGCATGAACTGAACTGAGGGATCAGGCTGCGGCTGCGGTGCTGGCGCACCAGCGGCTAGGCCGCTGAGGTCAGGCATCGATGAGCCAGAGCCTTGGGAAGGGTCAGTTGGAACTGAGGGCATTGGAGTCATAAGATGATGGAATAGTTAGCTGTAATAGGAGGAAGCAGGCTGAGATGAAATGTCCTAGCCCGCCTCCCCCATTTCCCCGTTTTTGCGGCGAAGGCAAAGGGCTAATTAGATGGGCGGCTGATAAACGCCCGCTTGCTCCTCTTTCCTTTTCGCTTCTTCTTTCTAGCCATAAGAACTCCTCGATTGAAGGAAGGAGGAACAGCCCGATGACGGTCCCTCCTGTTAAACGCTACCCGTTCGGGGATCGCTGCCTACACAGGGTTGGCCGAGGCCAGCCTGCGAAGCAGGATCTTTAAGCGAACAGGAAGGTGCGGCTATCGCTTGCCGTGGCGTTTCTTGCGCTTGCCACCGCGTCGGCCTTGCATGTCTTCGGGTTTCAGAAACATTTGGCTGGTTCTCCTTTCATTCAAAGTGGACTGCACCAAAACGAAAAAGGCCACCAACCTTGAAAGGTTAATGGCCTCGTTCTCGTTGCTTCTCGAAGGAGAAGGCGGATCGTAAGACCCACACAATATGGTGCCGTTCAACCGCAGAATACTCGCAAGATGTAGGACTGTCAACCTTAATCGACAGAAGCGTGGGATTCCCACTCGACGGAGGCGGCGTTGCCCTGGAGAACGTTGATGGATATTTTGCCGGTTCTCTTTAACCCGAGGATGTGTTCAAGCAGGTCGAAGGGATCACCAACGAAGACTATCCGCTCAAAGCTGCGGGAGCTTTTGATGCAGGGTTGCTTTATGAGTCTGGGGCGTAGTTGGGCACTCATACTTACTCTACCATTCGCTCTAATCGCATACGAAGAAGCGTCACAGCATATAGGGCCTCAGCCACACTGACATCTTTGGTGAAGGCAGTAGATACCTGACGTTCTCGGTCTACAGTGGCTATAACAAACCCCAGAGTTTCTCCCCTCTCAGCACGGGCTAATATCTCCCGAAGTTTTTCCACTACATCTGCTACGGGCTTAATATCTACTTCACGTAAAAAGGGTGTGCTCATTTCGATTCAACTACCGATGTCCTGCTGCCCTGATCTTTGTTTACTACCCTCGGTGGCCGATTACCGCTTGGCGGACGGCCCTGATTTTTTCCCGGCTTCCCGCCACCCCCACCGGCCTCTGCGAGTTGGGCAGCTATAGTTGCATCCAAGTCTGTTTCAGCCGCCCATTTTTCCATCATGGTCTCACCGGGCAGGTGCCCGAAGTTTGGAAGGTCCAGAGCCTTCGCTACTGTTTCACTATCTATCTTGAAGCCCATACGCTTGAGTTGCAGGAACAGCAACTTTCGAGACGTTTGATTAAGCTGATGCAGACTACCGGGCTGGATATGAAAAGAAAAGTTTTCTTGGTGTAATTTTGCCCTCTCCATCCGGGTAGTAGCAAACCCCGGCTCATCTGCTGGAATTATCGACATAGGATCGAAGTCAAAGTCTTCCTCAGTGATACCGTCCTTGCCTAGAACGTGAATGCGCCGCTTGGTGTCGTAGAATTGGAACAGCAAGCTGCCGACCTGAGTGCCGAGGCCACGAAGCGACCGTTCCATAGAGCGAGACATCCCACGAACAATCGGCCCCGCCATTTCCATCAGCTTCTCGATTGCATCACCCCCAGGAACCTGCTTGGCTTTGGCCAGGCTTTTCAGGTCAGGAACACCAAGCTGCTCACCGATCTGGTTCTTCAGGAAGGGAACGTATTCAGAGATGATCCACTGAGGAACGTCATAGAGTTGGGGGGGAACTGGGAACCTGATCGGGGAGTCACCAACCGTCCGGTTGGAGTCGAACTTCATCTTCATCCCCGGCCTACGGGGGTTCATCCGCTTAGCATCGGAGTCAGCAACAGCGTTCTTGTCAAATAGCATTGGAGGGTTCAGGCGGACGGCAGCATTGTCGTCTATGTTACGGAGATGGTTGTTGAAGCTCTCAGCTAGAGAGCTAACTTCAAGGACCATCGAGAACCCTAGGTAGTTCCAGGCCCACTCATCGAGGTTGAACTTTACGAGAGGGACCTGGCCATGCCACCAATAGCTTGGCCCGTCGTAGATGAGAACGTTGCGAGTACAAACGAGCAGGCGGCGGTTTGGGTAGAGATCACAGTCGCCACGTTCAGCTTTGCGGTAGAGCTTCTGGCCTGCTGTGTTGAAGGTGCCAGTAGGAACGTCGGTGCCCAACGAGGGCACCGTGTAGTAGAAGCTGGTACCGGGAGCACCCATCGGCCTCTCGACGCCGCTTGTATTAATAGAGAAATCGTCAACGTAGATATAGAAGATATCAACCGTTGGAAACGGCGACTGCTCATCCTCTCTATTCTTGGTTGGATTGATGATGTCCATCAGGGTCCGCCCAGCACGAGCTATCAGGCCATCGCCCCAACTGTTGGCGGTTGTAGGCATGTCCCGATCAGGGACTATCCTGTGCTGCGAGTGGGGCCACTGCCGCCAAGCCATCGTTATCGGGAGTTCTTCTTTGATGATGACGGCATATGCCTCTTGCAGGTTGTGGTTGGATGGAAGCTGAATCGGCAGTACATCTCTAGCACCATAAGACTGGAGCGCGATGTCTCCAACACCACGCCGCCGAGCATTAACTTTCCAAAACGGGCTGAGATAACCCGAACCGAGGGTAGCTGCATATTGCAAAGCCTCCTTGATCGAGAGGTCAACAAACGTGTTGTGATACCAGTCATTGGTGAGCTGGTTCAGAATAGCAGCATGATGCTCCCACTTGTCCTTGTCGCTGGTCTCGAACATCCAGAAATCGCGCAGGTCGGTGAGCACTGAAATCTGCTCGGAGATAGCCCGTTTAACGATGTTGGCCCTGACGCGAGACATAGCACCACCACCGGGTCCGCTGGTTGGCAGGCTTTCATTGAGAGCGCCGGTTATGATGTCAATCGCTTTGTCGAGCAGGCCAAAGCCGGGTTGGGTTTGAAGGTAGGCGATACCCTCGGTTTCTGCTTCCTTAAACCACGAGAGAATACGGTCCTCGCCTGCATCAGCCGGGGGGCAGACGTAGGTATTGTGGACGGCTGAGCGTTCTTCTCGGGGGCTACTTGACATTGTTCATCATCTTCGCCATCGACCTCGCCAGTCTGCGGTCCTTGCCGCTGAGCTTTGGAGAGAGCCGCTTGATCGAGCCAGTGTTGGTGATTTCATAGACCTTGCCGTCGAGGTCTTGGACCTTCTCGCCGATGTGCTTTGCGTAGGGGCTAGACATGCTTGGCCTTCCTTATTGCATCATGCAAAACAGCCAATTCTGACGAGTCTACCGTAAACCGGCATAGTCCTAAGGTATCGTCCTCTTCAACATGAGCACTACGGAGGAAGTGCTCAATAGCCTCCAATAACTCAGGCATCAGTCCGCTCTCCTATAGTTGTGCTGCTCGTCCTCATAAGGATTTCGATTGCCCCGGTCATCCTCAAAGCCTGAGATGTAGCAATCAGTGTTCACCCTATCAACACTATCTCGGTAGCTTTCCTCTATAGCAGCCCTCGCCAGGTCCTGACCTTCTCTACTGAGATGAGGGATCATTGAACGCAACGCATCACGGCCAACCTCGTTGGCCTCGGCCCTCTGCTGTTTATCGAGTTCTCGGGTGATCTCGGCCTCCCGGCTGTTTCGCTCAGAGTGCTCTCGGCGGAACTTGCTGTATTCATGCATCGTCCTGATCTCTTTACGGACGTAGCCCTTTGGATGCCGAGTGTCAGCGGCTGTAGCGGCTACAAAGATTTCGCCGGTAGGCGACTGGTAGTAGACGAAGGGCTGGGCGTTCTGGGCGTTCCTGCCATGGCCGACAAGGGCTCGATGAGCCTTCAGTCTGCACCGTTGCCGACGGCAGATAATGCTCTGCTCATTGTCCCACGCCCAATACTTTGACGGGTGGCCAGCTTTGCAGATGAAGAGTCGTTCTTTGAAGGTCATCGTCGCTGGCTATCCTATCATATTATTCATGAGAAAGCCCCCACAAATAATCAGGATCATCGTCAAGCGTCCTGACAACGTTCATCTGCTCTACTTCTTCATAGGTGGCCAGCGGACCCGGCAGGCTTAGGTCAAACAGATGTTCACCAGCCTGCCAACGGCGCTTCCAGTCTGCGTTTGGATCATGTTTATCAAGTCCTTCAATGTGGTCCATCCGCTTCTGCTGGTTCAGAGTGTACTCCTCCCGGCCAAGCATTGCTTCCCAGCAGTGGGCTGAGTAGAAGGCCATTCCTATACTCATGTAACGATCATCATGCTGGCCACGTTCAGCCCGAATAGCCTGCTGCATCTCGTCTTTGGAGAGCGAGCGTAGCTCGTGAATCAGCCACGGTGAATTGATTTCAACGTCGAAGTCCTTGATGGCCTTGTTCAGCTTGACGACGAGGTTGTCTCTTGACCACGAAGTGGTATACCAACCGAGCTTATTAGCTCGGGTTCGCCGCCGATTATCCACCTTCTCCCAGAGGTGAAAGTTCCCCCAGCCCCACTTACGAATCTCATGCTGGGTCTGGTCGCCGGGGCCTCTACACTCAATAACGAGGCAGGGCTCACTGCCGATGTGGTAGAGGGTAGCGAGCGAGGCCAGAACATAGGTCAGGTTGATGGCGTCTATGTAGGCCGAGGCATACTCGGCAACCTGGATAGCGGGCCTGTTGACATCGCCTTTCTTGAGGACCTCAATGGTACAGCGATCCTGCCCGAGCCCGTAGGCAGTGTCAACTCCAATGTAGTATTCCATGTTACGCTGAGGGGTTTCCCATATGAAAATTCGGTTCTCCCAGGCGCAGCTTGAGGGGTAGCCGTCTGTTGTCAGGGGAACCAAGTTGAAGTTCAGCTTGGGGTCCGCCCATTCAGCAACCAGTTTGATCAGTTCAGCCCCAACGACCTGATCTCGTTGCTCAGGCCAGAACTGCTGGGGGAGCGCGTTGCATTCAAGGCCAAAGCAGCCGAGCAGTGGCCTGCGCTGGCTATCCAGTTCAGTAATAACCTCTACAGGGAATACGGTAGTATTGGCTGTTTGAAAAGCCTCTTGAGCAGTTGTGGGCATCTCCCGCAGGAAAAGATTCAAATGCTTCGTTGCTCTTGCCTCCTGTAGCTCACAGTAGTAATACCACTGTTGCTCTATAGGCATTCTCCAGCTATCACCAAGATATTTGCGATAGAGGGGATCATTCTTTGCCGCCTCCCTAGCCCGCTTAGCATGTCGCATCACATCAGCAGGAGGAGTCCAACCAACAGGAACTGGATGACCCCGCAGCCAGTTGGGAGTTGGATATAAATCAGAACCAAGTGCCCACATCAAGAACATTGGGCGTAATCTACCCTCTCTCCGCGGCCACGCCTGAACATAATGGTCCCACTTCAGGTTTAGCCAATCACCTAGTTCCATAGCAGTTGACTCGATAACGAGAAAGGTCATCGGGTCCTCGTGCATAGCTCGAAGCAGTGATGAGTCAATGTCCTCATCAGGATTATTGAAAGAACTCGCCTCAGAAACATGGGCAACTGTAGGTGTGTCTCCCCGAGCAATCCCAGTGTACTGAGCGCCGTGCTGAAGGGTTATACCTGAGTCTAACTCAGGAATTTCTAGCAGCATCTCCCCTGATTTGTAATAGCGAACTGGGGGAATCAACCAGTAAGGCTGATACTCAACAGCTCGCATCGTCATCTCGGCCATCTTCCGGGTTGTGTCGGGGGTAGCTGCCGCAATCAGTGCATTGACTTTCGCCCAATAAACTGTGCGATGGGCTATGGCTAATTCTGTAAGGGTACTTACTCCTAATTGCCGTGCTTTTAGTTGGAGGATCATGATGGCGATGCCCATCTCCTCCATTTCACCCCAAACATCCAGCACTATGTTCTGAGCAATATTGAAGGGCCGAGGAGCAAG